AGAGAAATCCTTTTTAAAGCAAAGAGAAAAGACAATGGAGAATGGGTGGAAGGGTATGTTGTTGCATATCCTTCTGGAAAAGTGGAAATACACAAAATTAGCAAAGAATTACCAGATATATTACTAAAATGCGAGATTGCTCCAAGTACTTTATGCCAGTACACCGGACTTACCGACAAAAACGATAAGAAGATCTGGGAGAATGATATTCTCAGATATAGTTATGACTATGATGGAAGTCCGTTTTTAAAAGATGGCGAAGAGATAAAATATCGTGTAGGTGCTGTGTTTTGGAGCGAATGGAGGGGATCATGGGCAGTATGTGGACGAGGAAATAAAAAATGCACCAATAACGATGTTTTTAAATATAATCGGAATCCAAATAGAACGGAAGTTATCGGAAATATCTTTGATAATCCAGAGCTGTTGGAGGTGGAGTGATGAACGCATTAGAGAAAATCGTGGAAGAAATCGAATCCATGAAAAATGACGCCTACGAAACCTTAAAGGAAGAAAAGAAAAGACATGGAGCGAGCAAAACAGCAGAAGAACTGGAAAGCTATATTTATGGGCTGACTTGTGCAGTAGATATTGTGGAGAAGTATGTGGATAAGGAGAATGCGGAATGAAAATTAAAGCGTGTCCATTTTGCGGATGCCGTGACAGAAGAGTCAGAATCCGGAGAATGGGAGGCAAAGGATATAGGGTAGTGTGCGGTGCTTGCGGAGCATCTGGGCCTTATGTGGCAATTAAGGCGTGGCGGGATGACAAGATGATTGCACAGGATGCAGCAAGGCAAGGATGGAATAATAGGTGGGAGGAATAGCATGGACATTTTAATCACAATCGCATTCCTGGCTCTGTACTACATCCTGGGGCTGGGAACCGTGATTACTTTAAAGACAGGATTGGAAGAGGATGTAAAACTAGAAGGTGCGGATTACCTGATGGCTGCGGGATTTCCGATACTGTTATTTGTGGTGTTTTTGGATTGGATCGTGCGAAAGATAGTGAGGTAGAAAATATGAGAAAATTTAACTGGGACGAATTTAAGGATGCAGATAATAAGATTGCAGTGCACTGCAAGACCGAGGAAGAGGCGAAAGACTTTTGCAAAAGAATGCATGAGCACGGGATGAAGTGGAGAGATGGAGGGAGTTATTTAGAATGTACAGAATATGGAAAACATCTCAGTGAAACATGCTATACAGGATATGGTGAGTTCACAAGTTACGATTTTTACAAAGAACGCGAATACAAAATTTTAGAATGGAGCGATTACATGGACAAAGAATTTACCAAGGCAGATTTGGAAGATGGGATGGTAGTTGAACAAAAAAATGGAAACATGTATCTTGTATTGGCTGGGAAGGCAGTAAGAAAAGGCAGATGCAATCGTATAGACGGTTACACTGATGACTTGAAATGGGAAGGTCGTACAGGTTATACAGGAGGAGACATCGTTAAAGTCTATAGAATTACTCCGGAATCACTCGGATGCATAGAAGATGTGTTTATTAAAAGCAACCTTGAACTCATCTGGGAACGCACCGAATCGAAGAAAATGACTGTGGAAGAAATGAAACAGAAGCTGGAAGAACTGACAGGAGAGGAAATTGAGGTGACGGCATGACCAGAGAGACTATGAAACGCAGAAGGGAGAAGAAAAAATGCTAATTGAAGATAAAGTACAGATAGAAGCAGTGAAAACAAGATCGTATATGATGGGTGAGATAGATGGAAAAGTGATGATTACGCAAGGTAGATATATTGTATTTGTGAAGAAAGAAGATTTCTTGCTCGACATAGATAAGCAGAAGAAATTGCCAGAAGATGGGGTGAAACATTTTTCCACAGAAAATATTCAGAGCCAAATGAGGGCGGCCAAGTTGTCAAACAGAATGCTTACAACTGGCAAAAGCATTCTGAGAGCAATAAGAGACGAGACAACAGGGGGATACGCTTGGTTTGATAATAAATATTTGAAAATGTTCGACGGATGCACGCCAAATCTTATTAAACACCCAGGAAACTCTGAATACTACAATGCCGTGTTTACACGCTACGGAGAAATAATAGGCATCATACTTCCTGTGAGGGTGAGTGAATGGTGATAATAAGCTAGATGCAGAAAGGAGACAGCGGACATCATGAAGAAAATAGAAGCATACACTATGGCAACGAAAAAGCCCTGTGAGACAGCTCTAAAGCAACAGGGGCATAAAGCTTTTGCCTGCGACTTTAAAGGCAGCGAGAGGGCAAATAAGGACGCTGTGGACTACATAGCAGAGAAATACAACATAAAAGAGCGGATCCCGGGAGGTGATTGAGTTGGACAAGAACGTAATCTATGAGTACATGGATGCGAAAGCATTGGTAAAAGAGACAGAAGAAGATATCAGACGGCACAGAAGAAAGATGATCGTACAGGACAAGGTGACAGGCAGCAATCCGGAGTTTCCATACCAGCCGCAGAGCTTTAATATTTCTGGATGTGTAGAGAGTCATGTGAATGTGGATGAGGAAGAAAAACTGTTGGAAGAGCGCAAGAGGAACGCGAAGCTGATTAAAGTAAAAGCGGAGCGAGTAATCAATAAAGCTCCGGTGCGGATGCAGAGGATTATCCGGTTCAAGGTCATGCAAGGACTGACGTGGGACTCTGTAGCGATAAAAATGGGCGGAAGATGCACGAAAGACAGTGTAAGAATGGAATTTCAGAATTGGATGAAAGAAAAATAAAGTTATTTCGTTTTTTTCACATTTTTCGCTTTTAGGAGTTTATAGTATATCATGGAGTTAAAAGATAAGCTCCAAAATCTTTCCAAACATTCGGAACACCGCCGGACTTCTCCCCTTTCTTGTCTGGCGGTGTTTTTATGCCGTGGTCAGTTGGGACAAGCGGGTTCGATCCCTGCACACGGCTATTGTGACATATTACTGCATACCGGGAGCAGTAAAGAGTCACATGTGATATCACAAAACGCAGATATCCGCAGATCTGCAAAAGACAACAAATAAAAAATAGATTCGGTAATCTATATTTAGTGTCAGTACCCGAGTGCGGATAGGGTAAAGGATGTCAATAAAAGGCATCCTACGGGTGTATAGCTCAGTTGGTAGAGCAATCGGCTGTTAACCGATGTGTCGCAGGTTCGAGTCCTGCTATACCCGTTGTGGACTACTGCAAGGTTCCTCCTTTTTCTTATAAATTTTGATTGTGTATTTGGTTATTTTGGTTTTTGTTGGCATTTGCAATCCTTTCGAGCAGTAGTCCTAAATTCTTGGCATCCAGAGATGGGTGCTTTTATTATGTTTTAAAGGTGGTGAGTCGGATGGCGAAAGGTAAATATCAGGAATGGCTAGAGCCGGAAGGCTTGCTAAAGATAGAGGGATGGGCGAGAGATGGTCTGACGGACGAGCAGATTGCAGATAATATCGGGATCTCCAGAAGCACATTAAATACCTGGAAAGACAAGTATTCGGACATTTCGGACACCCTAAAAAGAGGAAAAGAGGTCGTTGATCGTCAAGTCGAGAATGCTTTGCTAAAACGTGCGCTTGGATACGAGTACACGGAAACGACCAGAGAATACATACCGGAACTCGATGAGATGAAAACTACGAAAAAGGTCACAAAGCAAGTAGCACCGGATACTACAGCCCAGATCTTCTGGTTGAAGAACCGGAAACCGGACAAATGGAGAGATAAGCAGGAATATGAAGATAGGACAGCGATTGAGAAGCTGGATGAAATCTTGAAAGGATTGCATGACAATGCAGCTAAGCAAAAAGCAGAATGAGTACATAATGAATGCAACGCACAGATGGAATATTAAATCTGGCGCGGTGCGTTCTGGAAAGTCATTTGTAGATACTGCTTATATTGTTCCAAAAAGAATCCGAGATAGAGCTGGACTCCCCGGCTTAAATGTAATAATGGGAGTCTCTAAAGAATCCATTGAGCGAAACGTGCTCCAACCGATGAGAGAGATCTATACCAGTGATCTGATCGGGAACATTAACAACCGGAATGTGGCAAGGGTGTGCGGAGAGGATGTTTATTGTCTCGGTGCAGAAAAGGTCAGTCAAGTCGCAAAGATACAGGGGGCATCCATTAAGTACTGCTATGGCGATGAGATCGCAAAATGGAACAAAGAAGTCTTCCAGATGTTAAAGTCCCGTCTTGATAAACCGTATTCCTGCTTCGATGGGGCTTGTAACCCGGAACACCCTACGCATTGGCTCAAAGAGTTCATCGACAATGTAGAGCTGGATATCTATCTCCAAAAGTACACCATATTCGATAATCCATTTCTGGATCCAGAATTTGTTAAGCAACTCTGCAAGGAATATGAGGGTACAATCTATTATGACCGCCTCATCCTTGGCTTATGGAAACGAGCAGATGGGGCAATTTATAAGCGGTTTGCTGATAATCCGGAATCATTTAGATGCGAGATTGTGGATGAATTCTCTCCAGACTCAGAGTATAAGCAGTTCCGAAAGGAAGATATTACATCAATCGAGATCGGATTGGACTTTGGAGGTAATCAGTCTGGTCACTCTTTCGTTGCCAGAGGATATACGGACGATTACAGAGACGTGATTGCTTTAAAATCCAGAAGAGTCATGGCGAAGGATGAAGAAGAGGATATCGACAGCAATCGACTGAATAAGTTGTTCTGCGAGTTCGTACAAGAAGTGATAGATGATTACTCTGTGTGCGTGAAGAGTGGAGACTATGTGCAATATTGCAACGTAGAATCCGTATTTTGGGACAATGCGGAGACAGTACTCGGGAACTCTGTCCGTAATGCTGTGGAAAAAGAGTTTCCGTGGATTGCTGTCAAACCGGCGAAGAAAAGACCGATCAATGACAGAATCAGATGCACCGTCAAGCTCATGGGGGCTGGGCGGTTTTTTATTACGAGCGATTGCGAAAGTTTGCAAACGGCTCTTTCTGATGCAGTGTGGGACAAAGAAGTAAAGGACAAAGACGAACGCTTGGACGATGGCAGCACTGACATTGACAGCTTGGATGCGTTTGAGTACACGATCGAACGCGACATGAAATACCTAATTGAAGAGGTGGAAAATGTTTGATGGGATTAAAAGACTTTGGAAAGGAATCATGAGGATGTTTGGGTATACAACATTAAAACAGATTATCGGCAAGGATATCGCACTATCCAACGACATGATAGATGCAATCAACAGATGGAGACAGATGTTAAATGGTGATGCAGATTGGATTTCTGACAGCATTGTTTCCCTCGGGATTGAAGATGGAATCTGCCGAGAGTTTGCAGACTGTGCACTTGTGGAAATGGAAACCAATGTAAGTAATGAACGTCTGGACAAGATCTATCAGAAGAATATCGTGAGTCTGAATGAAAACCTGCAGGAAGGGCTTGCGCTTGGGTCATTCGTTCTTAAGCCACTGGGAGAATCGGCTGCTGAATTTATTTCAGCCGACAAGATCATACCGATTAGCTTCGGGGATGATGGAAAGCTGAATGATATTGCGTTTTTGACCGTAAAAAAGGTTGGGGACGCTGATTATTTCACAAAGCTTGAACGGCACTATTTTGTGGATGGGAATCTGACCATAGAAAACAAGTGTTTTCACTCCCAGACAGCGAATGATATCGGTCTTCCGTGCAGCTTAGAAGCAGTGGAAGAGTGGGAAAATATCCTATCTGGACCGATTACCTATCCCGGCATGAACCGTATGGACTTTGGATATTATCGCAATCCAATTAAAAATAAAATAGATGGTTCCGCCTGCGGAGTGTCGGTGTACGAGTCTGCAGTTACACTGATCCGGAAAGCGGATACACAGGGAGCAAGGCTTGACTGGGAATACGAATCGGGTGAGCGTGCTATCCATGTGGATAATAGAGCACTTAAACAAGATAAGGCAACCGGGAAGTTTGAACTCCCAAAACTCAAAAACAAATTGTATCGAGGAATGAATCTGGACGTTGGAAAAGACCAAGAACTCTTAAAAGAATACTCCCCAGAAATGAGGGACGAAGCCTTTAAGCGTGGGTTGGAGGAATACAAACGTGAGATTGAATTTTCCGTAGGTCTTGCTTATGGAGACCTGTCAGATGCGCAGGAAGTAGCAAAGACAGCTACGGAGATCAAGGCATCGAAGAACCGCAAGTACAACCGAGTGACGGCGATCCAGAACAACTTATACGATTGCTTAGAGGACTTTGCCGCAGGGCTTGCATTCTACAACAGTATGCTTAATTCGGGATATGAGTTCTCTTGCAAATTCAACGATTCCATACTGACCGATGAGGAAACAGAGCGTCAGCAGGATAGACAGGACGTGAGCATGGGCGTGATGTCGCACTTGGAATACCGAATGAAATGGTACAACGAGGACGAAGCCACAGCGAAAAAGATGTTGCCAGAGCAGATCGAAGTAATGGAGTAGGTGAACCAATTGAGGGAAGACTACAAAAAGCAGCTATCCGGACAGATCGAGAAGCATTTTCTTGATTTGGAACAGATGATTCTCGAGGACATTGTTCGCCGGATTAAAAAAGCGGGAAAAATCACAAGCACAGCCGACTGGCAGATTAACCGACTACAGATTATTGGGTACTCTTCTGAGGACATCGAAAAGATGATAAAAACCACGCTGAATCTGTCCTATCCGGAAGTGTTTGAGCTGTACGACAAGGTAATCGACTGGGAATATGTCCGTAATAAAGACATCTACGAGCAGGTCAATGCAGAATATATCCCCTACGAGGATAATAAGGAGTTGCAACAGCTTACAGATGGATTCATCCGGCAGAGCAATGATGATCTGCGGAACGTCACAAAGTCCATGGGATTTTATGTGGATTATGGCGGCGGTAGGCTCGTTATGACTCCATTGTCCGACATCTACCAAGGATATCTCGACCAAGCTATTACAGGTGTTGTATACGGCACGTTTGACTACAATACCATGATTCGCAAGGTGGTTACTCAACTCACAAACAGCGGACTCAGAAGCATTGACTACGCTTCTGGGTGGCATAGCAGGGTAGATGTGGCGGCAAGGAGAGCGGTTATGACGGGTGTGTCACAGCTTACCGGGAAAATATCAGAAATGAACGCCGATAAGCTTGGGACAGAGCATTACGAAGTCGCGTGGCACGCCGGAGCGAGACCATCACACGCTGTCTGGCAAGGGAAGGTCTGGTCAAAGGAACAACTTGTTACGGTATGTGGTCTTGGAACAGTCACTGGACTGCTTGGAGCGAACTGCTATCACGAATATTACCCGTTTGTGAAAGGCGTCTCGGAGCGGAATTGGTCTGATTCTTGGCTTGCAGAGCAGAACAGAAAGGAAAGTATACCTAAGACATTTAACGGCAAGGAATACACCTTATACGAAGCCAGACAGCAACAGCGGAAAATGGAAACGGCAATGAGGGCACAGAGAGAAAAGGCTGTGCTATTAAAACAGGGTGGTGCTGATCCAGACGATGTGATGCTTGCGAAAGCAAAATATCAAGGACAGCTTGGAGAATACACCAGATTTTGCAAGAGAATGGGTCTACAACAAGAAAGAGAGCGCATCTATTACGATATGCGCGGCAGAGTGGCACCCGTACCAAAACGATTTAGGAGGTTTAGGAAATGAGTAAAGTAAAAGTAATCAGACAGCCGACAGCGGAAGAAACATTGATTTTTGAATTTGAGGTTGCAGCATCTGAGTTTCTTGTTAAAAATCTTACCGATGGAGAGATCTACGCATCTTTGGAAAGAGATGCAACAAAAGAGCAGAGCGTACTGATTCCGGCGCAGACTGCACAACGATTGCAGTATGGTTCTTATGGTGGTGGAAAGAGCAACCTCGTCCAAATCATCCCCACAGCAACCAGCGAAAAAGGAGTGGAAGTACAATGCTTAAAATGGTAGATGGAACCGGAATCATCGGTGTTGATATGGTATGCCCTCTAGGCGGTACTGTATCCCCTCCACAGCCACCAAACTTCGACAAGGTAGAGATGGAAGGGGTAGGGAGTTTAATGCTTCCAAACAGTTTAGAGGCTCCGGTGGAGAGGGTGGAATTGATTGGAAATAGTGTGCAACCTACTACGACAGGGAAGAATCTGTTTGATGAGAGCAAGGCGGTAACTGGAAGAATAAATCCAGACAATGGTGAACTATTGCCTGAAACATCTTATATCTCGAGTGATTATATAGAGGTGCAAGAAGGCGAAACATATTTTCAATCTGGTAGCGGAGATGGATATTATAGAGCTTTTTACGATATGAATAAGAAGTTTACGAGTATTCCAACAAAAGGAATATTTAAAATTACAGTTCCAGTTGGAAGTAAGTTTTTACGCATATCTGGGAGAAAAGAAAGATTTGGAGATTGGATGATTGAAAAGGGTGATAAAGCAACCCCTTATGAACCATACACAGGGCTTAAATCATCTCCAAGCCCAGAGTATCCGCAGGAAATTAAGAGTGCGGGGAAGTGGAATGAGGGAGCGCAGAAATATGAAATTGATGTAAAAGTAACGGGAAAGAATCTGTTTGATCGTGAAAAAGCAAGAGATACTGCAAACTGGATAATCAGAGATGGAGACGGTTATGCAAAATTTCCAATCCGTGTGGGAAAGGGGAATAAAGCTACATTTTCTTACACCGAAAAGTTGACCCTAGGAAAAGGTTTTTATCTTGGAATAGCACAGTCCGATACGGGAAGTGCTGTTGGGTGGTTATACCATTCTACGGAAATAAACCTTAACAATAATAAACTTACAGTTGTAGCAAAAGGAGATTGTCTGTATTTATCATGCAATAAAACTAGTATTCAAAAAATTTTTGATACTATTCAAACTTTGCAAGTGGAGATGGGGAGTGAGCCTACCCCTTATGAGCCTTACACTGAACAAACCCTCACTCTCACATCCGACCGCCCAATAACAAAATGGGACAGACTGGTAGAACAGGGCGGACAGTATGGATGGTTGTATGGAAGCAAAATATACGTCGTAACCGGAAATGAAGTTTTTGAATCACGAGATGGTTACAATATTGAATCCTATACGAATAGGTTTTTTATATTAAATGATTTGCTAAAGGAGAATGATGTTCTCAAACCTTTGGCTTATATGAAATGTTTAAGAAACGTACAATATGTATATTCTCCGAATATATTTGAAGAAGGTTTTGAAACTAATATAAATCAATTTCATATAAAGCTTTCCAATGACAGAGTTGGTATTTTAGCATCTGATGACCATGCAGTTAGAACCGCTAAATTTTCAGAATATATGAAAAAAATACACAAAAATGGAAATCCAATAGAAATTTTGTATGCAACAACAGATACGGTTTTCCTTCCTCTCTCACAAGAAGAACAGACACAACTTAGAAATCTGCACAGTTATAATGACACGACACATATCACGGTAGACAGTGGAGAAGTGCCATGTGGAATAAAATTAACCTATCGAAAGGAGAAATAAATATGAACTACGCAAAAATTATGGAGAACGGAACTGTGAGAATCAGTTCCATCAAGAAAGAGGGTTATAAGCCACTTAAAGAAGAAAAGCCGGAGGGATTTAGTAATCTAGTCTTTGTCGGCTATACAGAAACAGAGGAGAATGTAATAAAAGAGTATGAAGCTGTCGATGACGGCATGAGCGCCTACGGCAAGCTACAGAAAGACTTGAAAGCAACTCAGACGGCGCAGGAAGTCACAGACCAGGCGGTGCAGGAGTTAATTCTTGCAACAATGAAAATGGGGGTGTAAATTATGGCACAGTTTTTAGCGAACAGAATCAAAGGCGGGCACTTGACGATTGATGATGTACCGGAGAGCTTGAAAGAGCAGGTGCAGGCGTTACTTTAGGAGGAAAAGACATGGGAATGAATTTTGCAGAAGCATTAAAAGTGATGAAACAGGGAGGAAAAGTCAAACTTCCGTCTTGGGGCGGTTATTGGTACTGGGATAAGGAAAAAGAAACAGTCATGATTCAGTGCAGACCACAAGGCTCTGAAAAAGGAGAGCTTCTCGATATTAGAGAGACTAAGATGGTTGAATACACTCTTTTGAATGTAGCATCTAACGAATGGATGCTTGCAGAATAGGTAAGACATTAGCACATAGAGATATGTGTTATTTTTATGCCTTTTTGGTCAGTAGATGAGACCTTAAACAGTCAATTCGTGGTGGATGGTTACACACCTTAAACAACCTAATGCGAAAGGAGAATGGAAACATGAAAACAGATTTTTTAAAAGGACTTGGATTGGAGCAGGATGTCATTGATAAAATCATGGCAGAGAACGGGAAAGACATTGCCGCTGAAAAGGCAAAGACTACCAAAGCAGAGGGGGAGCGTGACAATTATAAGAGTCAGCTTGAGACCACAACGGAATCTTTGGAAAAGTTTAAAGATGTTGACCCAACAGCTATGCAGGGAGAAATTGATAAGCTGAATCAGCAGCTGAAAGACAAGGATGCTGAGTATGCCGCCAAAGAAGCAGATCGCATCTTTTCCGACACGATCAAAGAAGCAATCAAGACAGCCGGGGGACGCAATGAAAAAGCAGTCATGGCTATGCTTGATATGGATGCATTAAAAGATTCAAAAAACCAGTCTGAGGACATCAAGAAAGCATTGGAAACCGTAAAGGAGTCTGATGCTTATTTATTTGGCTCTGATGAGCCTTTTAAGAACCCAGTAGGAGCAACTGGCGGCTCCGGTGGAGAGATTGGTAGCGACATGCGTTCTGCTATGAGAGCAGCAATGGGACTTCCACCGGAAAAATAACAAACAATATTAGAAAGAACGAGGTAAAAACATGGCAAACAACATTGCATTAAGAAAAGAATATTTATCTGGCCTACTTGACCAGGTATACAAACTGTCATCTCTCACAGCTGTCCTTGACGGGGCAAACGAGTTGGCGCGAGAGGGAGCGAATGCAAATGAAATCTTAATCCCGAAAATGACAATGCAGGGATTAGCAAACTACAATAGGCAGTCAGGGTATGTTGCAGGTGATGTAACACTCGAATACGAAACAAAGAAATGTGGATATGACCGTGGACGAATGTTTACAATTGATGCTATGGACAATATCGAGTCCGCAGGTCTTGCATTCAGCCGACTTTCTGGAGAATTCCTGCGCACTAAAGTAGTGCCAGAACTTGATGCTTACCGCCTGGCAGGCTATGCGTCTATTGATGGAGTGACAACTGTAGCTGCGGCTCTCAATGATGGTAAGGCAGCGCTTGCAGCACTCAGAACAGCAAGAAGCAAAATTGAGAACGCAGAAGCAAACCTTGCAACTTGCTATCTGTTTATTAATCCTACGATTTACGGCATGATCGAGGATCTGGATACAACGGCATCTAAGAAAGCTATTGAGGGATTTGCCGGAATTGTCAAAGTTCCGGAGGGAAGATTTTACTCCAAAATCGATCTGACAGCTTCTGGTGCCGGCGGATATGCTAAGAACTCCGAAGGTAAAGCAGTAAACTTCATGATCGTGGACAAACAGGCAGCAATCCAGTACCAGAAACACACAGTCTCCAAGATTATTACACCGGATCAGAACCAGGATGCAGACGCTTGGAAATTTGGATACCGTACTGTTGGTATCGCAGAATGCTACGATAACAAGAAAGATGGTATCTATGTACACACAGCGGTGTAAGGAGTGATTAAATGATTCTGTATGCAGATTATGAATATTACACCACTACATACAAAGGGAGTCTGTCAAAAGAAGAGTTTGAAAAATCCATTATGAAATCATCAGCCTACGTCCGGAGGATTACCTTCGGGCGCGCTGATGACAACATAGAGATGGAAGAAGTAAGGCTTGCCGCCTGCGCTGTCTGCGATTTGATTGCCAATGATGAAAAGGTCAGAAGCAAGCATTCTGGACGTGTGGTCACATCTGAAAACACGGATGGATACTCCGTCAGCTACGAAAGCGGAGGAAATGGAGAAACAACAGACGATCTGCTTAAAAGGAATATATTTGATACATTGTTGCTTTATCTTGAGCCGACCAGACTCTTGTATATGGGGGTAAAATTATGATAACCAACACAGATGCCACGCTTTACAGTAGGAAATATAACTCAGAAACCAGACTGGATGAGTGGGAACGAACCTACATCCCAGAGGTATGGTGGTACAAAAACGAAAAGTCGCAGATCACGACAGATGGATTAAAACAAGCAGACACCTACACGGTCAGAATCCCGGATACGAGCGTGGAAATCAAGAAAGACGATTACCTTGTAAAAGGCGATTGTAAGGTTGACATGCAGACGATTAAGGACTTGGACGGACTGGACAAGACTAGAATTACATCCGCAAACTACAATACTTTTGGCGGCAATCCGCATATTAAGGTGGTGGGAGTGTAATAGCAAAAGGAAAAAAGAAATTCAAAATCCAGACTCCGAGAGGATCTATATACACCCAAGCATCCGGCGGTGGAAAAGTATCAGCAAAAATCGAATGGAATCCCAGCTTTAAGCCAAGTACGGAATCCGGTTTCGCAAATGCACAGTCTTTTGTAGATTCCGAGTGTATTAGACGGATGGCGCCAGAGACGCCAAAGAGATCCGGTGTTTTGATTAAATCACCCACACTTGGAACAGTGATTGGAAGTGGAGAAATCAATCAGATTGCGCCTTATGCCCGCAGACACTACTACGAACACAAGGAAAAATCACAGTGGTTCGAACGCATGAAGAACCGGCACAAGGACTCTATCTTGAAAGGAGCGGCGAACTATGTCAAAACTCATTGACATCGTCAGATTATACATCCTCACATGCCCGTTTTTAAGTGACGGACGTGTAAACGTGGACTATATTGGAACAGATATGGGGTATTCCATTGATCCTCTTCCATGCGATCCGATTATCCAGAGATACATGGATGGTGGAGCAAAAAAGCAGTTCCAGTTTGCGTTTTCAAGCCAAGAGGAATACGATCAGGACGCGCGAATCAATATTGAGAACAGTGGATTCTTCCAGAGTTTTGAAGAGTGGCTGGAACAGCAGAGTTTTAATGGCAATCTACCGGAACTCGGAGAAAAGAAGAATCCAATATCAATCGAAACTTTAAACAGTGGCTACCTGTACGATATGAACGGCGAAAATGCCAAGTATCGCATAGAGTGCCGCTTAATTTATGCACAGGAGGTATAAGTATGGCAGTAATAGCACCAAAATTAGTCGGCAGACATTTGCGTGTGGCATTCATGAACACGGATGCAACGGGTAGCTCTCCGAAATTTGAAAGAATGACCAATTTTACCGCAATGACAAACGGGAAAAACCCGAAAGAGTATTCCAGACAGTACGTGGATGAAAGCACGGAGAGATCAGATGTAGTTGGATATGCTCCGGCTACAGAATACTCATTCGATATGTACGCAGGTAATCCGGTACATGAGCGCATTGCCGCAATCCATGACGGAGAGAAAGTAGCCGATGATGCGCACGTGGAAGTTGTCACAGTGGATTTTTACAAGAAAAATACGAAAGGCGATAAGTGCTTTGCGACAAAGAGAACTTGCGCAGTTATCCCAGATTCCGACGGAGATGGAACGGACGCATTGGTTTACAGCGGATCACTGAAAGCTGTATCCGACATCGAGGAAGGATATGTTACAGAGACTGATATTACATCTAAGACAGTCACTTACACTAAGGGTGATTACATGGGGGAGTAGCTGCCGCCGATTTTAAGGTGGCAAAAAACACAGGAAAGAATAGGAGAGTGAGCCAATGAGCCAGTGGAAATTTAATAATTTTGAAACAGACATCGATTTTACAGACGCAGATTTTATGGAAAAATTTGAGGGCTGCTACGAAAAAATGGTTGAGGAATCCGAAAAAGTGCCGAAAGTTGGAAAAGTGTCCGAGATTACGAGGGCGCAATGCAAGGTTTTTAATGATTTCTATGACCGATTATTCGGAGACGGAACAAGCGAAAAAATGTTTCTAGGGAAAAACAGCATGGACATGAGAGTTAAGGCCGCCAATTCACTGTTTGATTTACGGAACAGCGAGCAGTCCAGATATAACAGTATGGTAAACAAATATACACCAAACAGGAAAGCTAGGAGAGGGGCGAATAAGAACCGATGAACCTCTTCTATGAATCACTCCCGACATCGGTAATTGTAAATGGAAAGCCTGTGAGAATCAGAACCGATTTTCGAGAGTATATTTCTCTTTTGGACATGTTAAAAGATAAAGATGTCAAGTCTGTGGATAAGCTGTTGATTTTGAGTGAGTATTTCCTTGACGATATCGAAATATCGCAGCCTGCAATTGACGCATTATGCGACTTTATGAGTGCTGATTTTTCAGACGGAGAAGTCAGTCAAACCGGAACAGTGAGGCAAAAGAATCTTTTTTCTTTTTCCATCGATTATCCCTATATATTATCAGCATTTTTGCGCGATTACGGAATCGACCTGATTGATATTAAATATCTGCACTGGTGGAAATTTCGAATGCTTTTTGATGGATTATCAGAGGACAATGAGATCAAGAAAAGAATTATGTACAGAGGGATTGATCTGAGCGAAGTTAAAGATCCGGAAGAGAAAAAGAGAATCCAGAAAATTAAAAAACTGATCGAGTTAAAACAGGAAGAATTGACTGATTTTGAAATCGGTGACGCTTTTATGTAGGTGGATCATGAAAAAAGAACCAATATTAGTCCGAGATTGGATTAGATGCCCTGTGTGCGGCTGCAAACTTGCTATTGCAGACAATACAGCCAAAAGCCACGGTATCTACGTAAAATGTCGGACTTGTAAGAAAGAAATAGAAATTAAGAAATAAAGCACTTAAGTGAGCCTATGAGCCTGTGCTATCCAAGAATAGGAGGGATAGTATGGGTTATGATGGCTCATTAAAATTTGACACGGAAATAAATGAATCTGGATTTAATTCCGGAATTTCCAAACTTGGTGGAATAGCCAAGAAAGGTGCAGGAGTGGCAGTTGCTGCGGTTGGTGCTGTGACGGCTGCGCTTGGAGCTGGTGTTGTAGCCGGAGTAAAATACAATGCATCCATAGAGTCTTACCAGACATCATTTGAGGTTATGACTGGATCCGCGGAAAAAGCAGCGGAAGTAATCGACAAATTGAAGAAAGTAGGAGCGGAAACGCCGTTTGAACTTCAGGATTTAGCAGATACTACACAGCTGTTGATGAATTATGGTTTTAGTGCAGACGAAGCCATGGACAAAATGATGATGCTTGGTGATATCTCGCAAGGCTCAGCTGATAAGATGTCCAGAATTGCCACTGCTTACGGACAGATGTCATCCGCCGGAAAAGTGTCTCTGGAAGATGTCAAGCAGATGATTGAAGCTGGATTTAACCCATTGCAGGAGATTTCTGAGAGTACAGGGGAGTCAATGGCATCCTTGTATGACAGGATCAGCAAAGGGACAATCTCTGTGGATGAGATTACCGCCTCCATGCAGAGAGCAACATCTGAGGGTGGAAAGTATTTCCAGAGCATGGAAAAGCAGAGTCAGACGTTTAGCGGTCTGATCTCCACATTAAAGGACAACGCACAACAGCTTTTAGGTGAAATTGTTAAGCCTATATCTGATGGACTGACGGAATCGTTATTACCAGCGGCGATCAGTGCGATTGAGCAGCTTACGCAAGGATTTGAGGAAAATGGCGTTTCCGGTATGATTCAGGCTGCCGGAAACATTGTAAATGGATTGTTTACCGGAATAATGGAAAATGCTCCATTGCTTATTTCTACCGGAATGGAGCTTCTGAACCAGTTTTGGCTTGGAATTGCAACAGGGCTTCCAGAATTGATTATGAAAGGGTTTGAGATTGTAACGCAGTTAGCTCTTGGAATCATGCAGAATTTGCCGCAGTTGGTTACCCAGGGTTCCGCAGCTATTACAAATTATGTAAGTGGACTCTTATCAGCGCTTCCATCCGTGTTACAATCCGGTGTCCAGATGATTTTACGCCTTGTGGATGGAATCATAAACAATCTGCCGGCTATCGTAGCAGCTGCAGCTCAGGCGATAGCACGTTTTGTAGCAAGCATCGCAAGTAATCTTCCGCAGATTTTATCCACTGGTATTAAAATTATCGGAGAGTTAGCTTCTGGTTTGATTAGAGCAATACCAAACTTGGTTGGGAAAATACCGCAGATCATCTCTGCGATAAAAGACGCTTTTTTGAGTGTAGATTGGATCAGCGTTGGAGTTAACATCATAAAGGGAATTGCATCCGGTGTCGCTTCTGCAGCCGGACAGCTAGTAGATGCCGCTGTGAGCGCTGCTACAGATGCCTTGAATTGGGTTAAAAGCAAACTTGGGATCCATTCCCCATCCCGTGTATTTAGGGATCAGGTCGGGAAAAACATGGCTCTCGGTATAGGGGTTGGATTCGAGGATAATATCCCATACAAAGACATGGAAAAACAGGCAAACAAGATGGTGTCCCGGATACAGGGAGCTGCTCTTGGTGTTACAACGTCTGCAAGCCCGACAGCAAGTGGATATGTCGCTTCCAGATCAGCGGTCAGAACGACAGATAATAGTGAGCTGATCTACGCAGTAGATCGATTATCCAGACTCGCAAACCGGCCGCTTGAAATTATCAATAAAATTGATTCTGTTGAGACGTCCAGAGTACTTGCGACACCAATGGAAAAACAAATAGAAAAGAATTCGAGTTTTCGGAAGATGTTAGGAGGAGACAGAGATTGAGTTTATCTGTAAAATTCAACGATCAGGAACTCGGGCGATATTTAAGTGTATTGTCCGGGTTCTCTCCGTTTAGCGGAGTAAATAGAGAGTCAGAACTCCTTGACGGAGCAGAAAGTGCAAAAGGAGAGGATTTTGGCTATATAACATATAAATCAAAGATGCTCGAAATGCCCTTTGAAATTAAAGGCGATATCTTGGCGAGCTATGATGCGATTCAGAAGATTCTAAACGTCACAGAGCCGAAAAGGCTTGTGTTTGGGAATTATCCGGATCGCTATTTTTATGCTGTCCCTGACGGTAATTTTGATATAACACAGGTTGCAATGTTTGGGAAAGGCACGATCACATGGCTCATCCCGGACGGGGTAGCATACTCCACTACAGAATTTGCATTTGACGGAGTGCAAGAAGATGGATACCAGACAATTACCATCCAAAACAACGGTACCGAGTGGACGGATGTGGACTATGAGATTACCCACAAGCACGAGAACGGCTTTATTGGATTGGTCAGCCAGTATGGAGTAATTCAGCTTGGGAAACAAGAAGAAGCGGACGGAGAGAACTACGAAGCGTCCGAAGAACTGTTTAACGGTTACAGTCTGTTTCAAGACGATCACGGTACCTCTTATCAGAACCCAGAAAACACCACACAGGGAACGCTCGAAGTCAAGAATGTTGCCGGATATAACGTCATGGCATTAAAAGGTGGACAGGCAACATCCGGATTCTGGAACGGTGGAATGAAAACACTTACTATCCCGGTGGACAGCGAGGGCAGACGTGGGGCAAAGAACTTTTACTGCTACACCCAGCACTGGTTTGAAACCGGATTAATGGGGCAGACAGGAGCGCAGACCATTGCATTCTTGACTGGAGATAACAAGGTGATCTGTGCCATGTCCATTAACAAAAGTGATGCCACAGGGAATACGGCGCGTATCGAGTGGTTCGCCCCCGGGAACACCTTGCTCAGACGGGAAGAGTTCCAGCCGACAGCATACGAGGGCAATCCGTTTAACCTAAAAATGGGATGCCACAACGACTTTTTAAAAGAGGGAGAAAAGCTGCGGATTTTCTGGTATGGAAGTTACATGGAGCGTAACATACCGGAAATAAAAGATATGGAATGTGAAAAAATCCAGATCTGGATCGGGCAGTGGGGAGACAGAAACCTCACAAACCAGTACGTTACACACAACTATTTAAAAAGCATCCGATTCCGGAAAGACAATGTCGATAAGTATAAGGATGTGCCGAACCGGTATCGTGCCGGAGATGTGGTGTCTATAGACGGAGAGAGTACAAAGGTCTATGTAAACGGGATGCCGGCAAAAGGAGATGAGATTAATGGATCCAATTATCCAAAAGTTCCACCGGGAACAACGGAAGTCCAGTTCTGCTACTCTTCCTTTTCTTCTCCACCGCCGCAGATTAAAGCGAAAATACGGGAGGTATATTTGTAATGGATAACATCAGAATTGCGATTTTAAGCGCAAATAACACGCCAGTAGCGTTTATGGACAACGGGCATAAAAAGTCCATGCACTACTGGAATGATGAGCTACGCGAATACTTACAGGGAGCAGCGAATACTTACACTTTTACGGTAAATGCAAAGCATCCAGACGCACAGCATATCAAAGCTGGGAATAAGGTGGCATTTACTTACAAGGGGAAATCATACTACTTAAACATTGTAAATACAGACCAAACAGAGCAGACGATTACTGCCACGGCATGGTCGCTGTCGTTTGAGCTTATTAACGAGGATGCTGGAGAATACAAAGCTGGAAAAGCCATGAGTTTTGAAGAGTACCTCGCCGTCTTTGATGCTGAGAGAACGCTTAAATTGGGACTCAATGAGGTGTCGGACAAACGGATCACCAACGAATGGACAGGTACAACGTCCGTATTAAAGAGATTATTCTCCCTGGCTAATGTCTTTTCTGCTGAAATCGAATTTGAGACAGTACTGAACAGGGACTACTCTTTAAAAGAGATTGTCCTAAATGTATATCGGAAACACTCCGATACAGACAGCGGAGTCGGAGAATACCGGAATGACATTGTACTGCGGTACGGGAAAGGAATTACCGGAATTCGAAAAACCACAGATGCCGAGAAGCTTTACACCTGCATCCAGCCGACCGGAAAGGACGGTCTGACAATCAATGGTCTTGACAAGAAAGAATACGATGAAAACGGCAATATTGAGTACTTTACAGACGGTGCGATCATCCGCGCACCGCAGGCAAGGGACCGGTTCCCATCCAACATCGTAAATAAGGCTGATGCTTATATCCTGATGCGTAAAGAGTACGATACAGACAGCAAGGACAAGCTCTATAGCATGGCTCTGTCTGATCTTAAAACAGCATCTGAACCGGTGGTGACTTACGAGGTGGACGGATATTTTGACACCAACATCGGGGATACGGTAAGGATGCAGGATCAGGAGTGGACACCAGTCCTTTATCTACAGGCAAGAGTATCAGAACAGATCAGGAGTCTTACCAATCCAAAAACTGCAAAGACGGTATTTACAAACTACAAAGAGCTGACATCGGAAATTTCGGACAGCTTATTACAGAGGATGCAAGACCTTATTAATAAAAATAAGGTTTATACTTGCTCTATCTCAACAAACAACGGCGTTATCTTTAAAAATGGCACCGGTAGCACTACTCTGACCGCTTACGCTTACGATAACGGCGTGGATGTGGCAGACAAGCTACAATTCCGATGGAGCAAGGATGGGCATGAGTTTTATGTTGGTAAGAGCGTTACGGTAAATGCTACGGACGTGGATACAAAGGCGGTGTACTCGTTTGAGGCTATGGAAAATGGGATAAAACGTGGGTATTACGAGGTCACGATCACGGATGTAATGGACGGAGAGGATGGTCAGGACGGAACAACTTATTACACATGGTTTAAATTTGCTGATGACGAATATGGAAATGGAATGTCCAGTAGTCCGGACGGAAAAGAATACTTGGGAATCGCCTACAATAAGGAGACTCCGGTAATGTCCAATAATCCGGAAGATTACCAGTGGGCAAGAATCACCGGAGAGGGAGTACCAGGGAAGCCCGGAGATGACGGGAAAACTTACTATACGTGGGTGAGATATGCGGATGATGCCAGCGGAAACGGGATGTCTGACAGCCCGAATGGAAAATATTACATCGGATTCGCCTACAACAAGGAAGTACCGACAGAAAGTAGTAATCCCGCAGATTATCAGTGGTCGAAGTACAAAGGGGATGATGGCCAAGACGGTGTTGGAATTAAATCTATTACAAAGTACTACCTTGCATCCGAAAAGAGTACCGGAATCACAACATCCTCTTCTGGGTGGAGCACTACAAAGCAGGACATGACGGACGTAAAAAAATATTTGTGGAGCTACGAAGTCTATGCCTACACAGACGGATCATCCACCAAGACAACTCCCGTGATTATCGGAGTGCACGGACAAAATGGAGCAGACGGGGATTCCGGCATTATCGTGTCTTCAACAGCTCCGGAAAATCCAAAGGTTGGACAGCTCTGGCAGACTGCAAGCGGAGAGCCGATTAAAAGATGGGATGGAAGTAAATGGGTGATCTATTACATTTCTGTAGAGAATCTGAATGTAGAGACGTTAAGTGCGATTGCCGCAAATCTCGGAACTGTGACTGCCGGACTTATTAAGGATAAGAATGGAACAATGCTTATCGATGTTACATCCGGAAAGATTATTAGCAAGAAAATCGTGCAAGGAGCAGTGGAAAATGTTGCGTCATTGAGTAATGCGTATTTGGCTTTCTCTGGTAAGGCTCCGACAACAGATCGAGCTACTATGAGCGTGAACTTGCAAAACATCATGTTTACAAATGAAAATACGAGAAAAGCAACGACAATCCAGTTTGAGGATGAAATGATATATGCAAGAAATTCTGTATCCCCACGTATAAGCATATATGCGTATCGCAATTACGATTCCGGCACCGTGAAAGGTCCATATACAAGTGCAAACTCCGCTAATAACATCCGTATAGAACTAAAAAGAAGAGGATGTATGGTAACATGCAAGATCACAATGCTTGCACAATTTCCGGGAAGTGGCGAATACGGGCCATTCAACGAGGTGAAAATTCCAGTAGGATATCGACCGGTTGTGGATTTCTTTGCTCCCTATAGTGAAGTTTCAGGACCTAACATATTTGGAACGGGAAGATACGGCATAGGAAAAGATGGGGGGATCAAGATTTATGTGGAGAATCCCGGATGGACAGAACGTCACGCAGCGTTCACGTGGATTACAGATGATTGATTAAAGGAGCGAATATGGAGATTAGAGCAAGACCGTGATGGTCTTATTTTTATACTTAAAAAACCGGAGGGAAAACATGACAGAAAATGAAGTAGAAGTGAAACTTGCAGAGCACGGAAAAGAAATCGGCTCATTAAAGCATCGAATGAAAGAAGCAGAGGACGTTGTGAGCGTGGTACATCAATTAGCACAGGAAATGGTGGGGCTCACCAAAGAGGTCGGCTTTATGAACCAGACACTGGTGCAGTTAACTGCAAAAGTGACGCATCTGGAGCAGACACCAGCTAAGAGATGGGATGGGGTTGTTACCGCTCTCATTGGAGCTATTATCGGTGCAGTAGCAGCAATGCTTTTTTAAGGAGGACGTAAAATGAAAAAGATTAACTGGATTGTAAGAATTAAAAACAAGGCATTTTGGGTAGCACTGATCCCGGCACTGTTGCTGTTGATACAGGCAATTGCGGCAGTGTTTGGTCTTACCATCGACCTTGGAGACCTTGGAGATAAGTTATTGACTGTAATCAATGCACTCTTTGCGATTCTGGCGATCCTTGGTGTAGTGGTAGACCCAACAACACCTGGAACAAGAGATTCAGAGAGGGCGCTTACATATAAGTAGGTAATTTCAGAGGGCTTGGAAACAGGCTCTCTTTTATTGTGCGACGTCGCACAAGGAGGTGAGAACATGAGCGAACAGAACGAATTTGGCAGAGTATCCGTAGAGGAACTGGAAAAAGCATTTGAAACAGAAGAGCAGGAGGAAGAGAAAGAATGAAAATTGGCTTAAGGGGAGGACACTCCCCGAATTGTAAAGGTGCAATCGGTCTGATCGATGAGCAGGCAGAAGTGCGGAAAATCTACAATGAGCTTGCACCAATGT